ACATGTAATCTTTCTCATATCTAAACTTAACTCTAGTAGCATTAGGATTGTTACTAGGATCCACAGCCCATCTGCAATGCCGCTCGCACATGTCTATGTTATCATATAACCATTGTACTACTTCGTCGTGCTTTCGATGCTGTGCTTGATAGGTTGTTCCGTTATGTATGACTACTGCCTCATACCAACCCGGTTTGGTTTCTTGCCAATTCATTTGTTCTTTAATAGATGAATCATAATCTACTACTCTAAACTGCTGATTATAATGTTCTCTATAAATCATTGATACTTAAGCATAAACCAAGCTAAAATAGCTTCATCGTGTATTACCAGTCGGACACTCATATTGTCATCTGAGTCAACTGTTATGATAACATCATCTAGTTCCGGATAAATTTGCATTATCTCATCTTTTATTTGTTCTATCAAAGAAGGAGTATATTCAGCAAAGGCGTACATATCAAATAGGCGGCGCCCAAGATCAGCAGTGTTCATAACCACCTCAATGAAAACATAACCGCATCTTTGTCGGTTTCAAAATAAAACTCAGTGTAGGTCAAACCATCTAACCCGCAATCCAGTTCCAATCCTAAAAATGTAGGACAATTGCTAATTGCCCAATTTTCTACTTCTCGCAGATTATCGGTATTTTCGGTATTTAACTTTACAACAGTTATCTCCGTCATGACCATCTCATGTTAAAACATAACAGGTCTTTTTCATCTCTTAGGTAGAACGCATTGGGTATCTTGTACCGAGCATCAGTGCCACTTACTAATTCTGGATCATACCATCTAGCTGAAATGGTTTGATCATTACCTGATTCTCCAAACATTCGCGTACACCATTCTTTACATTCTGCAATATTAAATGTATATACTATGTAATATGTCTTACCGTATATATACGCAAAACTTGGTGGTTCACTGAACGGATTTATATCCTGTTGATAGTACATCATTAAAATCCGGCCGAAGTTAACAGAGATTTTACTTGAGGTACTCTATCAGCGCTTCGTCTAAATTTAATTGCCCATTGTTCTGGATTAATGTAATCTAGAACCATCTTCTGTTGTAGTTCGTCAAAACTTTCTAGTAAATCGATGCCACTAGGGCATTGATATAACATCCATGGACTGATTTTACCCGTAGTTATAATGTGACATAGCTTGTTACGATTGCCGTAGCGAAGATAGTCTTTGCTTTGAATACCTTCTTCGTTGGCCTTAGCAATACAGGTTTCTATGCTGCGAGCAATCGCGTCTAGGGGGTCTTCGGTTTTTAGATAATCAATGATGAATTTAGTATAATTCGTATCGCTGCACCAACTGTCAATCTTAACATCGTTCTTTAGCAACCAATCCGCATAAGCGTTGACATTAAGTACGTTAACGTTCACGCAATAGTGACCGAACTTAACGAAAGCAAGGTAATATGCACTTTTTGTAAAGTCCAAATATGTTTTTGTCTTTTTGGAAGCCGTGTTCTTTTTGTAGAAGCGTAACCAAGAATGAAAGCCAATTCTGTTTCCAGCTAAGTCCTTATCTTGCCATCTGCGTTTATTTTCGCATAGGTGATTCATCATGGTCGTTTCTTTCTGAAACCCACGATTGCAAAACTCACAACTAAATTCTGGTTTAGTTTCCCCAGGCTTTTTCGTAGTTTTCAATGTCGTCGTCTGTAATAAGGTCACTTAACAACTCAATCTCGTCGTACTTTAATGTAGGGAACTTATCAGCAAGATACATCTTTTTCTTGTGATTTTCAATGTAAACCTGAGTGATTAGGGCAACGTCTGCATCACTTGATTTAGGATAAATCTTCTTGAAATATTCCTTAATTTCTTTAGGCTTTGCGTTTTCGCGTAATTTAACTACACGTTCTTTGATTTGGGGTACCCACTGATGGAATTGTTTGCCTATACCCGGACTAGATGCACACAGCATCATCCAAAGCAATTTAGGATGCTCTTGTACATTCTCGTTAAAGAAATGTTTATTGGCATGATAGTCGGTACTTTGAACGTAATAGCGCTGGATATCTCTGTTAGCTTTTACTGCACTGACCCAATGCATTAAAACAAATGGAACAATTTTCTTTTGTTGTGCGGCTGTTAATCTATCATAGTACCCATAGTCTTTTCTGTCTATGGCAGCCAAAACGTCAAATAGAACTAGGTCCTGATCGGGCAACGTTTCGTCTACGGGAACCTGCTCCTTTGCCATTAGTTCTTTAGCGCTTCCAGAGTTATGATATGTGCAACAGTCTGACCCAAATCTGTTCCATGCGGGACTATAGTTAGTTTGGGCATATGATTTGCAGACGTGACATTAGCGTATGATGCGTCTGACATGTATTGTACAACGAATCCTCCGTCAGCCTTAAAGACAGTGAAATTGATGCAATTTCCTTCCGGAGTACGTCTACTGTTAGAAACTAACCGTGCTTTGGGAGAAGATATAAATTCATCTTGTGGCATGTCCCAGACCCGGCGACACATTTTAGCAAACCATCGATCAAACCACTTCATACGTATCATCCTTTGCAGTTAAGTCTAGCAAGACCTTTATTTCTATCTTCGGATAAAGTGTTCTAATAACACCTACGATACCGAAATCCTTGTTGTTGTCCTGAAACTTTTCAAGTTCGTCTGTCTTAATCATTTTCTCTCCTTAAAATGCTTGGCTATAGTCTACAGTCTCACAGTTCCTGCTGATTTCCTTGACAAAGTAAACACACCTTGGTTTAGGTCCATTATCGATTGGTACTGCTAAAAATTGTCCATTACGTAATCTCGGTGCATACCATGTCACGTCTGTATAGATATCAACAATTTCAATTGATAAAAATGTCGGGGAATGAGAAGTCAACGGATTAAATTGAAATGCATGAAATCCACGATCATTCAAGCTTGATAAGGGTAGAGTCTCTAGGTCACCGTGTTCTTGTTCACCTATCAAGACTTGCCAGTCGACCGGCATCTTGATTGTTCTCTCACCAATTTTTAAAACCAGTGCCGGTGAATTAAATGATTCTAGAAAAATAAGAGGAATAAAATGATAGTCTACGTTTGTGGGAGTAGAGTTGTCTAATATTGCAAATCGCAAATCATCAATTTCTTCCGGTAGATGTTCTAGATTATATGCCTCGTTGGTGTCCAGTGATAAAATTCTCATAGTGTTATTCTAGCAACAATGTGTGTAAAAGTCAACATTTTAGTAATCCAGTTTCTCTATAGTAAAGGGATATTTAGCCTCTTTATAAAAAGCCTTACGCTGGGTTAAATGCCTCTTTGCAAACTTACACGTACTAGTAACGTCCCAAATCTGCACGTGGTCTTTGTCTTCTGCTTTTCTTATGCCACGACCAATGCTCTGTATAACTCGTACAAATGATTTGCCTGGTTCGATGAGAACCAAATTAAAGATTCGAGGAATGTTGATGCCCACAGCCGCAACACCATATGTAGCTACAATTATCTTATCATCACTGATCGCAACCTCATCGTATTCTTCTTTGCGTTCTGTTAGTTTTGTTCCACCATTAACAAACACTGAATTTTGTAGTCTGCTGACTAGTTCTTTACCTGCATTTACTCTATCAACCAAAACCAATGTGTTGCCTGTTTTATTGACGGCTCGTACAAGATCAGCGATTTTGTCTAAACGATGGCCGTCCTCTAGTAGAAACTTTAACTCGCTTTGATAGTTTGTAAACTCCGAAGTATCTTTAAGCTGCACTATGTTAACGTGACAACTTGCAAGAACACCTCGATCTTGTAGCTCACTTGCTGCTAACTTCCCGATGACTGGCCCAAGAGATACTAGAATCGAAGCACGATCCATTTCGGCTTTAGGTATGGTACCGGTTAATCCCCAGCGAATAGGAACATCAGCGAATACCCCAGTAAGCATTTGCTTGAGAACATCAGCTTTTGCCATGTGACAGTTGGATACTACTGCACCGTCAACTATGTAATTATGATCATTTTCAATGTGGAGATTGAACACTTCGTCAGGTTTATCAATTTCGGTTTTTCTTATTAGCTTCATATAACTTCCTTATCTTTGTTGCGGTTTTTTCATCAAATCCAGAGAGGTCGGAAGGGCAGCTATTATTCAATAGCCATTCCCGTGTTGCGACAATGACACTAAACCCATTTTGATCTGCCCACTCTTTAAGGGCAACCATTTTTGCGTCAAATATCTTACCTCGGCATAACTCCGTCGGCTTCACTTCTACTACCTGTTTGGTTTTATAATCAACAAAATCAACTATGTATATTTTTCGATTACCGTTGATAATGTATTCTAATCTCAATGTTTCATACGCTGCATCCTGATACATATACTGAAACAACGCTTCCCAACTCGATCTATATTTCTTTCTGTTAAACGTTGCTTCCCAGTGCGTGTTTCTATTGTTGGAATTTGGGGTAAAGTCTCCATATAAAATTTTATCCTTCATTATATCCGATCGGAATTTTTTATCCTGGTCAGACATTTTTACACCATACATACCGTTTGCTTCCCCGCTATTTACTCTAGCAGCAACCCGACTGTCGGTTTGTTTAGTCAAACCCTTCGCCCAAGAAGTTTGTAGTCCTGTTTTCCC